TTCCCCTATGGATCCTGTTGATTGACTGAACTGGAGGCGAGCTTGGTCGCTTTGCTTCATCCACCACTTTAACGTGCCTGCTTCAATTTTTAATCCCAAATCCAAACAAGATTCGATTGACGGAAGTCCCAAAAATTCGCCGGTTATTTTACCATCCTTTATTTTTATCGCGCCAATGGAAAAGATTACAGACCTCGGTGATGTCCCTAGCGTTTCAATGTCCAGCATTATGTGTGTGTTGTTACTCATGGAAGTATTAAGTCCTTTCTTTTGATCATGTGACAGATCCCAAATCCGGGATCCACTAAATTGTCGTCTTTAAATACCATCTCTTTGGTGGCATAGCCCACATAACTGAACACTCCTGTTTCCCATTTTCCAAGCATAAGGGCATAGGTGTCTGCTGGGTGATCAGCCTTGGGTTGTCTCACCAGAAGATTGTGATGTGCTTCAGGCGCGGTTTTAACGTCCACCCATTTAAGTTCGGGATGGAACACATCAGCATCAGCTCTCGTATTTCCAAAGTCTGGATACAGTTTGAATATTTTACAGAAGGCAAGCTCCCCAGCAAAACCATCACGATCAACTTCAAAAGAATCCTTTGTGTGAACTTTTTGGTTAACAGTTCCAAGCGCTCGGTTGGTTAACTGTCTGCGCATTCCGACCTTTGCGCATATTTCTTTTTCTGTCTGATTAAGTTTAATTATTACCTCGCTCATTTTTACGCTCCCCACATTGCTATTATTCTTATGAGTCCGACCGGAGCAAAATCGGTGTTAGTTTGAATTGTAATCAGCTCATTGTACTGACTTTCCATTAATGGGAAAAATGGCCGAACCCATCCCGGTGAATTTGGGCCATATTTATTAGGATCAAGTGCCTCAAAAATGTACCAAATGGGACGCAGTTTTCGCTGTTCGGGATCCGGGTGCATCAAATCATTGGGATTGTTAGAGTCGGAAAGAAACTCAACAATAATTTCATCCCCAAATCTTATGATGTGCAGTTCGGGCGTTGGAGGGGGGAAAACGATCAACCCCCCACCATCCGGTTTGCCTTCATTGTGATTGTCGGCTGGGAGATTCTTGGGCTGAAGAATAAAAATAATAGCGAGCAACAAAGCTCCTGAAAATAGTGAAACAACCCCCTTCATGTCGTGATATAAAATGGGGTGTATTTGCCTACATAGGCTCCGTTAATATTATGCTCAAAGTATTCCACCGCCTGCTCTTCGCCCAGACCATCTTTGATTGCTATATCAATAATCTTCTGCTTGTCGTAGCAGGCCGTTGGAGGCTGGTCGGCTCTTTCAACATAGCCAATAAACGCATCTTCCCATCCATCTGCCTGCAAGGCTTCAGGATTAATCTCTGCAAACTCGTCTAAGGTCATAGTTTCTTTTTTAAAATAGCCTTCATTTCCTGAAGACTTTTTTTAATCTTCCAGTTTTTTTCTTTCCGCCGGAGGTTTTTCCGGTGCTTTCGTTTTGAATATTTGATGTGAAAATTTTTAGTCATTGCACTGTCCCTTCTGAGAATGTCATTGTTTGTCTTGTGAAGATTATATCTATTGCCCCTGTTGGGCCATTCCTATTCTTAGATAAGATTAATTGAGCGTCCTCATGTTCAAGGTGGTTATCTCTTTCAGGGCGGTGAATTAAAATGATAGCGTCAGCGTCCTGCTCCAGTTGCCCTGACTCTCTAAGGTCGCTCATCTTTGGTTTGTCACTTTTCTCAGACTCTCTTCTCAACTGGCAAAGGCATACAACCGCCACATTGGCCGCTCTCGCGGCGGCTTTAAGTTTTGCGGAACATTCAGTGATAAGTAAATATCGGCTTCCCCTCTGCTCTTTTGTTTCTGGCCTAATAAGTCCAATGTAATCAATTACCACAACCTCCACCCCTTGACGGCCTGCCTCTCTGATTTTCGAGCATACTTGGGAAATGGTTTGTGTGGGAGGATCATAAATTTGAATAGGCCACCTCTTCATTTGTTGCATGGCGTTGCTTATTCTTGCCTGAGTTGAGCTGTTGGGCAGTTGCTCATAGCTTGCCACTTTAAAACTCGTCTTTGCCATTTCTGCAATGAGTCTAGTGCTCACTTGAAGGCTGGTCATCTCTAAGGAAATAAACAAAGACTTGTGATTATTCCCTGCGAGTCCCTTCAATAAATTACAAGCAAGAGCCGTTTTTCCCGCTGACGGCCTAGCTCCAAGCACAATAAATGCCTGCTTCTGAAGACCTCCAAGATATTCATCTAAAGATTCAAAGCCAGTCTTCGCACCCTTGATGCCGGGGTTTTGGTGGTTGTCTATCTGCTTCTGTAGCAGTTCATTGAGGACAATGCCTATGTTTTTATTCTGGTTTTGGTGGTGAACCTTTAATTCCTTTAATGAAAGAATACCCTCCTCAACCTGATCCAGATCAATGGATCCTCTTTGTACATCCTCACTAAGGGAGTGAAGTTTTTTCTGGGCTTGTCGGTGAAAATGTTGGTCGGCTACTTTTTTTGCATACCATTCAATATGGTCTGATGCCTCTTCAGCCTCATCGGTTGCATCCATCACTTCTGCCCATGATGCGGATGGGAGGCTTTGAAGTTGGTCGCCAAGTTTAATTCCTAATGATGAAAGGCTGAGAGGTGAACCCTCCTGATACAGCTCAAGAATCAAATCGTAAAGCTTGCCCCTGTGAGGGTTCAGAAAAAAGGATCCGTTTGGTACATAGTTCAGAGCTTTGGAAATTGCCTTTGCTCCATTAGCTGAAGTGAAACACCCTAATACTTTTAACTCTGCTGAGTTCTGAGCTTCGTCTTGAATATTAATTCCAGTCATGGGTTCCGGCTTTTAGTGTTGGGAGTTTAGTTTCGGGTTTTTTATTTTCTTCAGGTTCATCGTGGTAGTGTTCACGATTAAACCATGTGGCAGGGTAAGGGGTAAATTCTGGATCCTTACCTTTTCTCTGTTGTGCGAAGGCTTTTGTTTTCTCAAGTAGGAGTTCGTAACTTTCTTTCTGAAGAGCTTTAGTAATTGCTTTTAGGGCTTGTGCCTTTGCTCTCTTCCTTGGATATTCTTTATATATAATTTCTATTCTTCTCTTCTCTTCTCTGGTTACGCTTGCGTTACTGTTGGGCGTATCGCTTTTGCCATTTTTCTTATTTCCTTGGGATTTTGCTTTCTTTTTCTTGTTTCGTGACTTCTGATTACGCTTTGCGTTTTGACACCTTTCTTTCTCCGTGGAGCCATTATGCTCTAAGTATTCTGGAAAAATTACCCCCCCTGTAGACCATTGCCTCGCAATCATATCTGCTTCATTATCATCGAGTTCTCTCGCTTGTTTAAGAGCTTTAGATTTAGCAATAGCTTTTTCTGCATCAATTTTCCGCACCAGTTTGAGCCAACCAACCTCCTCCATTGCATTGCATAGTCCTATTAACCCTATTTGTGTGTCTAATGACTCAAAAGTTGCAAAAGGAATGAACCCATTTGACTCACCGTGAGCGTCTGCAATCATCCATGCATTAACGACTGCACCTAATGCTTCAAGGGGTGATACGCCAGTGCGTATCGATATTGCAATTAGCTTTGGGGAATGTCTTAGCTCGTTTCTAACCTTAATCCACATATATCGTTTTTGTAATTGTGAAGGGAGATTTTGTTCCCTTTCTTTTTGTTATTCTTAATGGCCCTTCGCCGTATTTCTTCCAGAGCCGAGCCTTGATTCTAAACCCTTCAGTTTCAACTCCCTTAACATCCTCGTAGATCCTCACACCGTTTTCGGTATAGGCAAAGTCTGGCTTGTACCCAATCTCGGCACGAGTTAGTGAGGTCTGAGGTTGTAGTTCTAAATCCTGTATATCCCCATCCTTTTCCATAACCTTGAGCTGTTCAGCCCTGTCCCTTTCGGCCTTTGAGTCAAACATACGGCCCTCAAACAGGAGCGAGCCAGCCTTTCTAGCCCTATATTTGTTTTTTTTGGGAACCTTTTTTAAGACTCTCTTAATTGGATCCATCCTCAAATTTTTCCATCAGGTGGTGATTTACAACCCTAAGTTGTAGCTTTTCGATCTGAAGCGCCCTATTTGCGGCCCTCATTGAAAGAATTTCAAATATTAATCCTGCTATAAGGCAATATGCCGCCGTGCAAAAATGGTGGGTGGCAAACAATGCCAAACCAACAAGAACTGTTGTCAGCATCAGCCTCCACCATAAACTGGACATTCTGATTGATTTGTGAAGGTCAAGCCTCCATTTTCTCATAGTTTTCGAGCTAATTTCTTGTGCCATTTTAGTTCCTTTCTACTTTCTTTTTCCTCGTTTATTTTTCCTAGTTGGTTTTTGGTAGGCTATGCCCAGTACCCTGCACCCTTTTTTTAGGGAGGCGCAAGTAAAGTAATACAAGTCCTTGTCTGGCCTCCAGAATCCCTCAAAAATCTGCCTTTTCCTAAGCCTGTAAAACCTAGACCTAGAGAAGTTCTCCACCGTATTAGCGTTTAGCCACTCAATACTTTCGTTAATAGATAGTTTCATTATTTTTTTTATTAAAGTTGTGTAAAATAAATAGCGATGTATCATCATGTGTCAATCACTTATAACCCTTGCGTTAAAGTGCAGTTAAAAAGAAATTTATAAGATACTAACACTAAGCGATTTATGGCTACAAAAGAACCCGAAAATTTTTTCCATGTAGAAGTCTGGAAAGAAAACGCATTTCATTTTATTTCAGAGCTTCAATCTGGTCAGACTCTTTCTGCTGACAATATTGTTGAGCTGGCCGAGAAAGATCCTGAGATAGCCTGCCCTCCGCCGGGAGGAACTTGGCAATGGCCGATAGCCGAAGCTGAGTGTGTGGATAAGCTCAAATTTACTGGAAGGTTTGGGCCTAAAGTTAACTACCTTCCCCTTAATCCTATCTACAAAATAGGATCTTAGGCTCTATAAACTCTACTCCGACACTATGATGGAGGCTCCAGCATCCGCTGGCTGATACACATTAGTGTAACCTCTTCCATTATCGCCTTGAGCCATATTAAGCAAC